TTCCCCAGGATATTTGCCGGTTCTATGTTTCTCTCTGTTCATATGCCACCTCCAATTTTCGCCTATACTCATGCGATAGCCTGCAGGTAGTAAATGGAATCCCCCATACCGAATATCCCAGGATGCTGGACCGTGAAATGTTCAACTGGGCGACTGCTATCAAACTCAAAATATGCAAGGATCCCGCTGATATCTGTTTCAGTTGGAGGGATGCATGGAATTCCATGCGAGGCGATGGAAACTGCCTTTGCTGGTTCTAAGAATTTTGATTGTTTCACAATTAAAAGCTGTGTGCAGACGCATCCACGCAGACCTGGGCCTAGCAAATGTGCTTCAGGCGATGGGTGACCTGGAACAAGAAAAGGAACTCTTTAATTTTGCTATAGAGAATTATGAAGATGCTGCAATACTGTATAAAAAAGTTATGGATGAAGTCGGGCTGGCGGAGATCGATATCCCTTCTGCCTATGATCACTTCGCGGAAGGGGAGTCACCGGAGCCGCCATTTATCACATACCTGATGCCGAGAACAAACAACTTCTCTGCGGATGGCAGAGTATACCTGCGCGTCACGGAGGTCCACATCGAGCTTTATACCGACGAAAAGAACCCGGAGGTGGAAGCCCAGGTGGAGGCCGTCCTAGATGTACATGAGATCTTCTACGACAAAACGGAGGTCTGGATCGAGACCGAGAAACTATATGAGGTTCTATATTCATTCGAAATGGAGGATTGATGCATGAAAACCAAGGTGAAGTTCAACCTGAAAAATGTACATGCTGTCAGGCTGACGGAGACAGTTACTGAGGGGGTGACTACGTTTACCTATGCCACTCCCAGGGCGATCCCTGGTGCTGTCAGCATTTCACTGGATGCTGAGGGTGAGTCCAGCCCCTTCTATGCAGATGGCATCGTGTATTTTCGCTCAGTGACGAACAACGGGTACTCTGGCGATCTGGAGATGGCCCTGGTCCCGGAGTGGTTTCGAACCGAGATCCTGCAGGAGGCACTGGATTCAAAAGGCGTCCTGATTGAGAAGAGCGACAACAAGGAGAGCGTGAAGTTTGCGCTGCTCTTTGAATTCGATGGTGATGTGAACTGCATCCGCCATGTGCTCTACAATTGTACCAGCTCCCGTCCGTCCATCGAGTCGGAGACCAAGGAAGACACCATTGAGCCTGGTACAGAGACGCTGTCCATCACGGCGGATCCCAGGGCCGATGGCCTGGTGAAGGCACGCACCGGTGATACGACAGATGCTACTACCTATGCAGGTTGGTACCAGTCTGTGTATCTGCCCACAGAAACCAATGGAGAGGGGGAGTAAGGTATGATCGAACGCACTATTGAGATTTCGGGGAAACTTGTACAGTTCAGGTCATCGGCAACAGTTCCCCGCCTTTACAGGGCCAAGTTCAAGAGGGATATCTTCAAAGACCTGACCAAGCTCGAGAAGTCGTTTACCAGGAAAACCGAGGACGGTGATGAGCTGCAGATCGAGGACCTGGAGATCTTCGAGAATGTTGCCTATATCATGGCGTACCATGCTGATCCGTCCATTTCGAAGACCATAGACGAGTGGCTGGATCAGTTTGAGATGTTCTCGATCTACCAGGTGCTGCCGCAGATCCTGGAGCTGTGGGGTGACAATCTGATGACGGATGTACAGGCAAAAAAAGGGTTGGCAGAAGTGAGCGGGAAATGACCACGCCACTGTTCCTTCTGCGCTGCACGGAGGTCGGGATCTCTATCCAGGATCTCGACCTTCTTACCATTGGCTTGGCCCTGGACATGTGGACGGAAAAAGCCAATGATGGCGTGAAATATGCGAGGTTGGCTGATCAACGAGATTTTGATAAGTTCTAAACTAATGTGACTGTACAATACCACCAAAATAGTGGTAACAACTAATGTGAAAAATGTGTATAATTACGTTGTGTCTTAATCATATATAAGATTACTTGTTAACGCCTTCATTATTATGGGGGGCAATCATTTACCAAAACGGATGAACGGAAGGGAGACAGCAGCGTGTATTGTACGAATTGCGGAAAGAAAATCGTTGATGGTAGTAAATTTTGTGCTTTCTGTGGTCAAGTGATCACGCCACAGGATAAAGAAGTGAATGAAAATGCAATGGGGTTAATGGAGCCTGAAAAAGCTCCTGTTAGCAAAGAAAATATTGTTGTAAAAGAAAAGGATAATAAGACAACGAAAAAGAAAAAAACATCATTGTACAATATAATATATGATATTTTCACTTTTGAAGGTAGAATGAGTAATGGAGCATTCTGGGGCAGAATGATAATTTTAATAGTTTTAGAAATCATATATGTACTTTATGTTCCAGAGAAGTTTTTGACGAGCGTTATCGGCATTATTATATGGGCTTTTTTCTTCATCCTTCCTTTTACATATGGTTGTAGACGGATGCATGACACAGGAAGGTCAGGTGCATATATACTGTTGCTCTTGGTTCCCATTGCCAATATAGTAGCTCTTGTCTGGCTGATACAGGATGGGCAGCCATATACAAATCGATTCGGTCCAGACCCTAAAGGAAGAAATATGGAGCAGTTTTTTCCTTATTAATGACGAAGAATCACTCTTCAGAAGCAATACTCATTTTTACATTTTTCAGCTTATGTTTAAGAATCAGATCAGATTCAGAGCACCAGTCAGAAATGGCCGGTGCTTCTTTTATGCCTCAAAAGCACGACCTGGCACCACATAATTCTCAATAGAAATATGCAAGGCTGGCTAAGCAGAGCGATTTCGATTTTTTAAACATTCTGATGTATAGATAAGTGCTATAATGTACTACAGTATACAGCTATAAAAGGGCTATTATAGTCTTGTAATTACTAAAAGGAGGCATTATAGTATGGCAACCTGTAGAATATGCGGTAAGGATACAGGCTTTTTTGGCGCTGTTGATATCTCATTAACTGATAGACAAAGTAAAATGTACCCGGCAACGATAACAATATGTAAGAGTTGCGCAGATTTGATGGGATTTATGAATAATGGAGATGTAGAAGCATGCAATAAAATCCATCAGTTTGCTGACAGCAAGAATGATGATCTATTAAAAGAGTTTATAAGCTCTTGGGACGATAAGTATCGTCAAAATAAAAAAGAAGATGGACAGGATATACTTAAAGGGCAACCTTATTATATAAATGAAAGTCAAAGGGAAACTATAAATCTGGTCAGAAAGAAAGCGAAGGAGAGAGCGGAAAAAGATTTATTATATTATGTCATAGGAGTACGCGGGAGAAGTATAAAAATATATTCGTATAAATGTGTGATTAACACAGATGTCACTATTGGATCCATTCTTACAAATAATGCTACAGACGGGGAAAAGACGATATATTATAAAGATTGTGTAGGAATACAGTATAAAAGACCAGGAGCCACACTGGGGTATCTCCAGTTTGAAACTGCTGCCAATACAATGAACAATGAAAAAAGTAATGCGTTCAATGAGAATAGCTTTACCTTCGAAAAGAATACTGAAGTAATGGATGAAATCTATGAGTATATTATCGGAATAATGGATGAGATAAAAGTCCTGTGATGTACTATTATTAAGCAATCGTTACTCAAAGCACCAGTCAGAAATGGCCGGTGCTTATTTTATGCCTCGAAAGTAAGGAGACACGGTAACCACATAATCATTAGTATGATATTACAGATATATGTATATTGTTGGAATTGCATAATTCACTGTGTAAAACATTGTGAAATGTACATATAGAAATTAAGAATATATAACATTTATAATAGTCATGCGCGCACCTACAACACAGTTTTAGCATAAAATAGACGGAGACATGACTATGACACATATAATAGAAGACCAGGATGTGGATTATTTTGTGGCAATGCTTAAAGAAAGAGAAAGAAGCGCAGCAACAATTGAAGTTTACACAAGAAGCGTGGAGTTGTTTAGGAAGTGGACTGGACCAGGAGTAGAATTTGACAAGAAAACTGTTATAGCTTACAAAGACATCCTTAAAACGAATTTCAAATTAACATCTGCAAACGCATACATTGTAGCACTGAATTCGTTTTTTAAGTGCATGGAATGGCAGGAATGCTGTCTAACCACTTATTCGCTACAAAGAAGATCTTTTCGGGATGCGGGAAAAGAACTGTCTTTGGATGAGTATAAGCGGATACTTGAAGCCGCCAAGGAGCGACAAAATGATCGGCTATTCTACATTATACAGACCATTGCCGGAACCGGCATCCGGATTGGGGAATTGCCTTACATCACTGTGGAGGCACTGAAACAAAAGCGTGCTTGTATCTATAATAAGAGAAAATGCAGAGAAATACTGATACCATCAAAACTATGTGATGTTTTGCTGGATTTTTGTAAAAGACATGGTATCCAATCGGGGAGTATTTTTATTACCAGAAACGGGAACTCGATGGAAAGATCTAACATACTTCATATGATGAAAGGACTTTCAGAACAGGCAAATGTTCCGCGTGAGAAATTGTTTCCCCATAACTTTAGACATTTTTTTGCTGTTAATTAGTACTTTCCCAACCAGTTAGACTATACATCCGAATAGCCCTATGGTTGAATGATTATTTTCATGTCCATTGGCACAGGTTTCATGAACCTGCGCCAACGGAGTTATCAGTTATTTTGGGTCTGTT